AAAGCTGTCTATATTGAAACCCATCTGTTAAACTCCTTTTTTATTTCTATTTATTAGAACTTGCCAACGACTTCAGAGAAGGCAACACCAGTTCTAACAGCAACGAAGTTCAACTGAATGAAATTGATTGAGCGAGCTGGCTTAATGTAGATATCACCGACAAACTCGTTACGATCAATTACTTCAGGTGTATTGTTTGTTTGATCACAAACAACTAAGAAGTCTGTGATACCACGACGGCCTTTAACATCTCTCAAATACGGTACTACTAAGTTCTTAAACTGAGCTCTTGTAAATTCATCGTTGAATTCGAAGAGAGTAAACTTAGCAGCTGTAGCAATAGCTTTTTCAAGAACAATGAACAATCTACGAACATTAATTCTATCAAATGCTGATGGCTTGTTAAGAGCAGTCTTATCGCCGAAGAGTACAATACCCTGACCAGGGAATGCAACTACAGGATTTACACCAGCTTTATAGAGTTGGTCTCTTTCTGCTTTGTTAGGATTATAAGCTAGCTTAACAATATTCTTGATGTTACCACGGTTGAAACCAGCTGGTGACCACCAAGGATCATTTGTATTGTCTGTACGAACACAGAGGCCAGCAATATCACCGTTTAGAGGTACCCAACGATAAACATCATTGTACTTGTCGTACATGTACTTATAACCAGAATCAACAACTGCATAAGAAGTACTTCTTATATTGTTCTTGAAGTCTAAGATTGCATTCATTTCATCGCCAACATTGTTGACAACATCTGCCTTTAGTGGTGAAACAAATGCTACGCAGTCTTTTCTTACTTCGCAAATATTATCGATAATATAGTTAGCAAGATCTGCACTCGATTTACCCTTACCCTGAAGGATAAGTGATACATCAACGTCTTCAGCTGAGGCAAACTTATCATAACCAGAAGCTATGACTGCAAGAGTAGCATTAAGTTCGCCGTAACCGTCTTGACCACCATTGAATTGAAGATTCAATGGATTATCATTTGTTGAACTTACGATGTTTATAGCATTATTATGAACAGCACCAATTCTATCGTTTGCAAACCAAATATACTTTGACTGTTCATTAACTATTGTCTTATAATATAGAGCTCCACCATCAGCGGTCTTAGCATCGTCTACTCTTGAAACGCCTTTGTATGTTTCCAATATTGTTCCAAATGTGTTATAGAATTCCCAATAACGAGTAATGCTATTAGATGTATATGCAGACTTAAGTCTGTAGTTATCTTCTGTAGTTACTGCAATTGTTAGAGTTGTATTTGAAGCAGTAACGTTACTTCCTACTGAAGTAACCTTCATAAACTGTTCGCCGATTGATGCGTTACCAACTTTAATCAAATCACCAGCAATAATTGAAGATGAGAGTGATAGGATAGCAGTCTGAGCAGCGCTCCATGCTACAAAAGTGTGGCTTTCTGAGTTTGCTTTTGCTGTTGGAACGATTAATCTTTCAACTGCAGTTAAGCTGTGACCACTTTCTGTTGCACCCTTTGTTATATTAACATTGGCGCCGCCATATGTTGCTGCAAGAGTAACTGTTGTTGTGTTGGCAGTTGCAATCCAATAGTATGAACCATTAGATAGACCGCTGACAGCAGTATTACCAGCTGCAACTAAGTATTGTACTTTATCACCAACAGCATACTTTGTATTTGCAGAAGCAATTGCAATGGTTTCATCTGCATCAGTAACATCTGAGTTAGCATTGAATGAAACAGCATTTGCGAAATAACTTGTGTTACCAAGCTGAAGACCTGAGCTATTTGAAGAAATAACTAGATAAAGAGAATTGTTTGTTAAGCCTGTTGGAGCAGTGTTTCCAGCTGCTGTAAGGTACTTAACATAAGTTCCGTTACCAATTGGGTTTGTAGCAATACTAATGAAACCGTTTGAACCGATATCAGTGTTTGTATTAAATGCTACGCTGTTAGCACCAACAGAAATTGATAATCCTGATGAGTTTGCGGTAAATGTACCGCTATAATCATTTTCAACATTTGATAGTTGAACTGTTGATTGATAAGCATTAGCTGTATCGCAGACTGAAATTCTTAGTGAGTTACCAAGATGACCAGGATATCTGGCTACATATAATACATCGGCATCAAAAGAACCATCCATTTCTTCATAGTGTTCTTCGTTCTTAACAACCTGAGCTAAAGCGTTTGCAACAGTTCCAACATTAGCAAATGCTGTAAGAGTTCCTATGTTTGCTGTATCAGTGGTTGTATTAGCAACACGAACAACATAAAGCTTGTTTCCATATGAAAGAAAGCTTGCAGCTGTAAAGAATGTTTCTTCAGCGAAGTTCTTATGTGGCTTACCAAAGCGTGATACTAGAGCATTTTCTGAATCAATCAATACTCTCTTGTCTAGAGGACCCCATCTGAAGATACCTGCAATAGCACCTTCAGTCGTTGATACTGCAGGCACTACCGTTGTTAGGTCAATTTCAGAAACGTTTACACCTGGACTAACTTGAAATGGCATTTTTTTCTCCTTCCATGCATGGAAATATTATTATTAACGTTTAATTTATTTATAATAAGAGATATTTCATGTTAATTTCTCATTAGCCCACATCCAGTTTTCAGATTTAGGTAGATCTAAATCTGGTTCATCATCACCTTCAGAAAAAAATCCAAATGGTGTTAGTTCACTGGCTATTTGATCGTCATCTTTATCTCTAATTTTAGTCAAAGTATTAATATCTGTCATCTCTCTGAAGTAATGTTGATCAGAGAGCCAAGCAAAAAGGACCAAGCCCATAACCAAATCGTCATGATTGCCGGATTCTGCTTCGTATGACTTTCCTTTCCTTGAAAATACAGAAAGTTCATGAATAGTTTCATGATCATTAATAATCAATTGGTTTTGTTCTATAAGTAGTTTCATTATAGAACAACCTACAGATTTGACTGTCTTAGTTGTTCTAATACCTTTATCGGCGCTCGAGCCGCTAAACCCAGAAGAGATTCTCTTTCCAGCTCTACCATCATTTTCAGATGATAAAAGAGTATCCATATCATATTCATAATATAACATGTCTGCTACTTGTCCGCCAATATCATTAATTTCGACAAGTACAGAAGCATTATTGTAAGATTTGCTAATCCTATGAATTATAGAGCAATAATCAGTAGGAGTAATCATATTATCTCTAAAAGTACAAACTTGTTCATATGGCATTTTAGATACGTCTATGACTTGAAATGCCGAATAGTCCAATCCTTTTCCACGTGAAACGTCGACAACCATAACATATGAATGTCCTTGCTTAGGCTCTGCATATTGTTTGACACCGTTTTTATCAAAAAGTAGTGTCTTAGCTACAAGTTCTTTTAATTTCCAACCAGCAATTAGAGTACCAGAACTACCAAGAAACTCTACACAATATTCCTGTTCGAACTTCTCTGTATCGAAGCTCATGGCAGCTATTGTATCTGTCTTCCATGTTTCATCTCTACCGGGAACATCATACCACATAACCTTGATAGGTTTATATTGGTTCTTTTCCTGTTCGGCTTCTACCCATATTTTATGAAAATGATTTAATCCATTTGGAGTAGAAACTAGTACGATCTTAGAATCACTACCAGATGAAATAGTAGGATAAACTGATGTAAAGAACTCATCCCATGTATCGATAAATGCTGCTTCGTCTATGAATAGAAGGTTAATAGAGTAACCACGAATGGCATCTGATGATGTAGCAGCTGCTATGACTCTTGAATTGTTTTCAAGGACGAATGAACCCTTATTCCATTCAATGATACCCTGTTGTAACCACTTTGGAAGATGCTGATAAGCAAGTTGAATACGTCCAAGAATTTCTCTTGCCGTGTCACCCTTGTTAGCAAGAAGAGCTACAGTCTTATCTGCATGGAATATAATATACCATAAAATGAAACCACATGTCGTAGTTGACTTACCAGCCTGACGAGCAGTAGCAATGACCGTATATCTATTTTCGGCCATTGATTTTACCATTTCTTTCTGGTAATCATAAAGTTTAAAATTAATTAAACCTTCATTGATGCTAATGATCTTCATATACTTTTCAATAAAATATACAGGATCTTTGGCGCATCTAACATATTCTTGTACAAGTTCCGGAGTCCATTGTATCTCGACAGAACGTCTTTTAAGATTTACGTTACCCTTATAACCACCTTCAATTAAGACTTCTTCAGTCATTCTTTTTCATGTCCTGAATTACTTTTTGAAGTTCTGCAGTTGATCCAACAAACAAATTGTTATTATGCACAGTGGTATTATTAGTTGGTTTTTCGATATCTTCAATCTCTCTTATAGTTTTCTGTATACCTAAGAGATCTTTGTTTGCATCGAGTAAGTTCTTCATTAAGATAGCTACAACTTCATAAGCACGTGCGGACTGTGATTGATCTGCAAGTTGCATGAGTTTATCAAGAGCGTCAGAGCCAGTTTCAATGATATTGTGTATATTAGCGCGTGCTACTGTAAAGTCATCTTTCGCTGTATCATCATTGGCTGTTTTTTCAATGTATTTTACCATACTACTTATGGGGCTAACACCTAAAGCATTAGCTATTGGATCATTATTAGCTGTTGACATTTTTTACTCACTCTGTTATAATAGTATCTATGCTGATGCAATAACCAAAATCATCATCTGCTTCAATAACTGACAATGCTACAGATTCTGCTACATTTGATGTAGGAGTTCCATTCGCAGTTAAGCCGGGTCTAACTGTTACTCTTTCAGATACATCAGTATTACCTACTGCACTTGCCAATTCTCCATCTGCAACCGGTGGAATATAGAAATTAGTATTTGCAAACTTGATTATACCAGACTTCTTAACTGGACCATAGATATACCCTTTTAATGTAAAGTCAAGTGTCCATATTAGAGCTCTTCTCTGATCAAAATCACCCTCATACGTATCTTCTATATTTACAGATTCTAGTACAACAGGAATATCCATGTTGATTCCCATTTCCGGAATCAACTGAACTGTAGTAGTCCAATCTGGTGTGAAGAATGGAAGTATTTGTTCTACAATCTTAGTACCATCTTCTGCATTTTTAACGTATATATAAAGTCTAAATGATATATTATATGGAACAGGATTATATTGATATTTTAATCTACTTGTAGAATCTGCATCTTTTACAACTCTTCTTCCAGTAGTTCCTAATTTTCTACTAGAATCATATCTCATATCGGTCATTTCAAATGACATACGAGGCAATACTATTGCAGTTTGTCTATCTATATTCGGATCAGCATCTACTCTGGCTAAAACTTTTTCTTTTGGTGCATATGCTAATGGAACTTTCAATAAAGCTACAGTCGTGTTACTAGCATCAGTTCTAGTAATATGGATATCATTAAACAATGTTCCAAATAAAGTTACGTATTTTCGTATTGTGCTAAAATAAAATGTATGTCCAAACATTAATATGTTCCGTTCTCAGAGAATGGATCTTTTTCAGTGAAATCTAAGAAATCATCTGTTTCATCTTGGATGAATTTATTATCTGATAGATCATCTATCTCTTCTATAGTGAAGTTTTCTAGAACAATATAATCACTATCTTCTGTCATTATTCTTTCTTCGCTTTCATTCAAGAGCGCCCAGTCGAACGCATTCAATGAAAAGTTCTTTTGTATAGAATCTATTTCAGCTATACCAGTATTAAATTTTTCACTAGAATAATCAAAGAGTTCACATGTAAGTTCCCACGTTTGTAAAGCTCCAAGCTGATAAAACATTTCGAATTTATTTACAAACATGATTTTAAATAGTTTATTATTTAATGGGAAATATATTAAATCACCTTCGTTTGGTCTAATTAGTGCACTATCCATACCAACTTCTTCATAAAATACTCTCTGTGCAATAGAGAATACTACTTGATCTCTAATTTCAAGACCAAACTTAGACATAAAGTTGCCATCACCACTGAAGCCATCAATAGATTTTATGTATAGTTCTACAGGATATGCTCTATTATATTCAGAAATATCATCTGCACCGTAGATTTCATCTTTATTTTTAATAACTCTCGGCACATAATACATATCTTGACCATAAATTTTTATGGTCTCAATGATTAAATTTTCAATGAGAAGTTGTTCTTGACTGTTATGAAAATTATTAAAATAAAAATTTGTAGCCATTAGCCTATCATATCTGTTACTGGCAGACTATAGCTGCTGATCATTTCTTTTTCTAATTCTTTTATTTCTTCATCGGCTTCATCATAGATCTTTTGACCATTGAACTTAATACCTCCAGGCAAAGTCATGCCTTCAAACTTCTTCATATTTGTTCCCCACTGCTTCTTAATAAGAGCAGTCGTATATTGCGCAAGCCAACGATCACCCCATGCATCGGTATATGTATCCGGATCAATTACTTCATATGCTTCTACTATAAGATAATGATTATCTTCAAGTTTATTCCAATCCATATCGATATGTAATTTATCAGTATGTCTATTATATCTGATAGGCTGTTTACCCACTAATAAATATTCTAACATCTGGATGTGTTGAAGAGCCATATAGTATGGTACCATTGAAACTGATGTTAGTGTGTAGAGATCATTAAGAGCTATCTGATATCTAATATTAAACATATTATTGGTATTTAAAGCATCACCAATATCAAATATATTAATTGCACCAATAATATTTTCAGGTAAAGTTATATACTTATTTACTTTATCTTGAGCCGTTACTTGGTGTTTATAATAGATCTTTTCAGAGCCGTCAAAGTGATAGTCCCAGTAATATCTTAAAGCTTGGTCTATACGGTCTTCAACTTGGTCATCATCAACATTGATTTCCAATACAGGCTTGCCAAGTGTACGGAGACAATATTCTTTGAATTGTGATCTTGATGCTGGTACTGCCATTTTTAACTCCGGTATGCCTTTTAAGTATTTATAAATAAGACAGAGTAATAATTATATTATGGAGAAAACATGAAAATACTCAATTATATCAAGAATGAATTCCCCAAGATCAATAATAAGAACTTTAATAAGTTTCTTACCCCAGAATGGGTAGATGAAAACTTTATGTTTGATCTAAAAGCTGAAGATTACCAAACATTACAAGAATTTTGTGATGCTATGCATGTGAAGTATATTTCTAGATACTTTTCTGGAGTCTGGAAATCTAAGCATGGATACCCAGAGTCAGGTAGGTATCTCATAAAGTTTGCTAATATGCAGAAACCAAAGTCTGTTTTGGATGTTGGTTGTGGTGATAACTATTACAAAGATAAAGTTCAAAATCTAGTAGGTTTGGACCCATATCATCCTAAAGCAGATATTAAGAAGACTCTTGAAGAGTTTGAACCAAAGAAGCAATATGATCAAGTATTGGCACTTGGTAGTTTAAACTTTGGAACCGACAAGAAGCATATCGACACTATGTTTGCTAAAGTTGTAAACATGACTAAGATTGATGGTTATCTTTATTTTAGATTTAATCCCGGTATTGATCATAAACCTTTTACTAAAGATAAGACTAGCTTTAAGTTTATTGATTGGTTCCCATGGACTCAAGAACACATTTTCATGTTAATGAAAGAACATAATCTTAAGATGATTAGATTTGCTATTGAAACAAATCAACAGGGTGATGAAAGATACTTCTATATAATGAAGAGGTTAGGATGATAAGTTATACAAATTCACCATATGATCAGTGGACATCTTTAAAAACTAAAGAACCAGTAACATATCATGGTTTCAATGGTCTATATGAATTCTGTAAAGCAACAAGTCTATATAATTTTAATAAAAAAGTTGGAGATGATGTAGGTAATATACCAAATTATATTCCAATATGTAAGTTTGAAGGTGACTGGCAAGAAGACGTAAAGAAAATGATGTCTCAATCTGAACCAGCTACATTTGACTATAGATCAAACCCACGTTTCGATAACAATAATAACTTAGAATATAATGATTTCAAAAAGTGGGGTTATAAAGTAGATGGTGATGATGATTCATATGCTGTCTTAAATAGAATAAGACATGCAGATTTGCCAGACAGCATGACAAAGATAGCAGAATTGTTTCAATTTGATCATCCTGCTGGAAAAAAGAGTAAAAAACCAAATATAAAGTTTGATGTGCAGATGCCTGGACAAATGTTTTATTGGCACTTAGATAATTTTGGTGGAATATTAAAAGAACAGAGAGAAGACTATAATACTTTTGCTTCGTGTGATCATGATCAAAGGCTAATCATGAGAGTTATAGTATTTTTAGATGATCAAAAAGAAGGTCAAGTTTGGAAACAAGGCAATGAATATATTCACTGGTCAAAAGGTGATTGCATTACTTGGCCTTGGAGAGATGTGCCACATGGTACTTGTAACTTTGGTCATGAACCAAGACCTACTTTGAATATTACTGGCGCAGTGACAGAGAAAACATATGAATTTATGAAGTCATGTCCAAGAGTAATTAGTATATGAATGAATTAAACGAATCAATAAAAAAAGTGTTTGATCGTTCCGATCCTAAATTTAGAAAGTTTCATTACAATAAATTCGAAAAATGTGGTGATGAAACAATACAACTTATTAATCGTATGATTCCAGATTTAGTTTTAGATTTAGGTTGTGGTGACAATCAATATAAAGAACATATAATAAATTTAATTGGTATTGATATAACAAATGACCGAGCAGATATTATAACTGATATATCTTCTCTGCCATATGAAGATAATTCAGTCGATGCTTGTTTATGTTATGGAAGTATAAATTTTGGTGATGATAATTTAATACATACACAACTTACAGAAATGAATAGAGTATTAAAGAATGGTGGAATATCAGTTTTTAGAGGTAATATTCATAAGAGTGACATGATACCATATTATATTTGGACTGAAGAAAAGATAAAATATTGGACTAATTATTTTAATTTTACATTACAAGTAGAACCTACTATAATTCGTAGATTAAAAAGAGATGGCAAAGGTATTAATGATAAATGGAGAGATAGAGCATCAGAACAGGCTGGTGTTTCTCCAAGACCTATTGAAAGATTATATTGGATATGGAGAAAACAATGACTGATGGCCATGATCTTATATTTGCTGCTGGAGCTCCTGGTAGCAAATGGAGTAGAGTATTAAGTATACTTGCTCATCACAAAGATATTAATTCCTCAGATAAAGAAAAGTTTCCAACCTATCAAACAAAAGTAAGTTTTCATGGTCATGAAAAAAATGTTGGAATGCATTCATCAGCATACTTTGGACCTGAACATGGTATAGGTGAATTTTTTGATGATTTGACTAATCATACAAAAGAAGAGTTTTTAGAAGAAATTAAGAAAGCTTTTAATGATTTTGATCATGGTTATAAAATAATAAAATCACACTGGTTTTCATATAATTTAGATTGGTTAAAAGAAAACTTTCCTAAAGCTAAAATTATAATGGTTTATAATGGAGACAATGAAGCTTTTAAATGGTGGCATCTTGTAGGTGGTTGGAATATTAAATTTCCATATTATGGCTGGTATGGCACTGATGAAAAATTGTATGAACATATAAAGATAGAGAACAGATTAATATTTGAATTTATGAGAAAGAATAAGCTAAGCTTTAGCATGAAAGACTTTAAACAATTAGTTGATTCACTTGGCTTAGAAGATGACTTACAATTTTATGATACCATGTTTGAAGAAGATGCTGAATATTTTATAGGCAGAAAAGGATTTAAAAAATATGGCATAGGAACTACTATAGCTGTATATAATCCAGATGTGCAAACTAATAGTAATTTAGATGATTTATTACCAAGCATAAATACTAAGATTGCAGATAAACACAATGAATGGCGTATAGACGAAGTCTTGATAGATCTCTATGGTAAAGATTGGTTAGACAGAATACACGCTATTATAGAAGGAGAGAAATAAATGAGAATTAATGCTTTTGTGTCATTTGATCCCTTGTTTTCAGAGATCAACACAATATTAGAACATCCTTCTACGGCTGATATTGTAGAAGATAAGAATGGTGAACTTTTTGAATTCCCGTATCAGAATATAAATGTTATTTCCGGAAGAACATATAGGTCCAGTATAGAGACCGGTGCTCTACCAACTATGGTAGAAAATATGTTTGATACTACTGGAAAAAATGAAGCAAATTTTGGTATTAGAATAATGAATGGTCTTGCACCAACATCAAGACTAATTTCGGCTTTTAAAGATAATCTTCCATCTGGTTCTAGACTCTTTTTTATTAAGAAACAAGATCTAAGTGGTGTTGTTGAATATTATCAGAATCTTTATGATACACTAACAGCATCTACTGCTCGCCCAGATCAAATGAGAAGAAAAGTATTATTTTGTTTGCCGGCTGAAAGTGTAACACATCAACAAATTTCTGATGCAATTTATGAAACTGTCAATTATGTTGATGCTTATTTTTCAACATTAAATGCATCTTCTTTTGCACCATTTACACAATCGCAGTTTGTTTCTGGAGGTTCAGAAATAGATACTGGTTTACTTTATAGAGCAAATGTGATAGTTTAACAAATTAAACTGTGAATTATATATTATGAGAGATGATCAACTTATATTTTTTATTGGAGCTCCTGGAAGTTCTTGGTCTAGAATAGCATCAATATTAGAATATTCACCAAAACTTTTATTGAATCTTTCAGATCACACTTCTGAGAGAGAATATTATATTAAGAATAGTAAGTCTTGGTCTCATCTTGTCAATCACCAAGGTTCTTATTTTGGAACTGGCATGGAATTTGGTTATAGATTCGAATCACCACAAGACTTCTATAATAAAATCTCTTTTAAAAAAGAAATAGCTAAAGCTTTTTCTGAGCATGATGATTTTCGTAATTATCTAATTAAGAGTCATTCACTAGCCTATAATTTAGATTGGTTAGTAGAAACGTTTCCAACAAGTAAAATTATTTTTGTTATAAAACAACCTATAGAAGAATGTGTTGAGTGGTGGCAAAGCGCTGGTGGTTTTGATATATCATATCCAAAATATGATTGGTATAAAAATAAAGATCTATTGAAAGAATTTAATAGACAACAATATAATATTAAAAAGTTTATAAATGATTGTGAATATCCTGTATATGCTCCGACTAATTCATTTTTCAAGAATAAACTTAATATAGATATTGATAATAAGCCAGTTAGTGAATATATAAAAGCTATACAATTACTGCCACCAAATGGTGATGGAGATCCTGATCTAAGAACTCAGATGTGTTTTTACAATATGGAGATATAATATGGAATATGATGAAGAAGAACAAAGAAAGATAATTCCTAAGTGCAGAAATAACACTGAACACTTTGTTGCAGCAAACGGTAGATGGCTTCCATGTTGTGTTTTTCCAACTCATGGACAACAATATGAATCGTCTATATTTAACGATGATAGATATAATATAGACAATAACGATGTTCACACCTTTCATTTAGATCTAAAATATTTAGATTGGCTTAACTTTATTTCCAAATCTTATTATGACGCGCCAAAATGTTGTCAGAAGAAATGTGGAGTGAACGCTTCTAAGACTACTAGTCATAATCATGAGATACTTCGCTATGAAAAATAGTATTCATATTGAACTTACAAATAGATGTAGAATTTCTTGTCCAAAATGTATTAGAACAATATTGGTCAAGAAAGGTGAACTTAAAAGACAAGACTTATCAATAGAAGCTTGCAAGAAATATGCTGATAGTTTCTATGAAAGTTTTATGTTCTGCGGAACATATGGTGATCCTATCTATCATCCACAATTTTTAGAGATAATAAAGCTATTTAAAGACAAAAACAAAGTTGTTAAGATTCATACAAATGGGTCAGGAAAAACAATTGAGTGGTGGGAAAATTTCTTCTCTGTGCTCAAAGAACGAGATGAAGTTATTTTTTCTGTAGATGGTCTTCGAGATACTGCTGGTCTTTATAGAGTCAATATGAGTTCTGAAGATCATGATCAAATTATTGAAGTAATGAAGATGACTACAAAATATAAGTTTAGAGCGAGATGGGTATTCATACCATTTAAGACGAATGAACACCAGATTGATGAAGCTATAAAGATGGCTGAGAATATCGGTATAACATTTGAACTTAAGAAGTCTTCAAGATGGGATGGTTCAAATGACCCATATCTACCAACAGATAAATCACTGATATCATCGTATAGTACAATATGACTATTAAAGTCTACTGCTTTAAATGGGGTACAAAATACGGTCCTGAATATGTAAACAGATTATTATACTCTGTACTTAAAAACTATAGAGGTGATGTCATGTTTACATGCATCACTGATGACAAGTCTGGATTAGATCCTAGCATCAATATTATTGATTATGATAGTAGTAAAATACTTGGTCTTGGTAATGTTTTTACTATAGAAAAACTAAAATTATTTGACCCACATTTTATTGGCGCAGGTCAAAATATATTATTTGATATCGACATACTTTGTCTAAAAGACTTCACTGATTATATAAAAAAATATAACTTCGAAGAACCTAGATTTATTAAGAATTATTGGGCTGATCCTAATCAATGCGATGCATATTTTCATAAGGGTGCATGCGACATTAATAGTTCATTTATTACATGGAAAGATGATCAGTTAGAACCACTATATAAGTTCTATATTGATAATATGAAGAAGATTAATTTTCTCTTCACTAGTTTTGATAAATCTTTATTTGGTATATTTAGAGATAAATTGAAGTATCATCCAAAAAATATTGTGTACGCATATAATTTTGGAGCAGATCACAAAGATGATATGAAACCAGAAGTGTTACGTAATGATTATTATTTTTGTTTATTTAATACATCTCATGGAGTTGGTAAAGAACTTCATGAAGTAGATGGGTGGGCGAAAACAATGTGGGAATCAAAAAGTGTTTAGTGTTTTTACTTTAAAAAAGCAAATAGAAAAATACAATAAAAATTATATTCCCAGATTGAAGATATTTCTTTCTGATTACGAAAAAACAAGAGCTAATATCTTTAGAAGTATATTAAATGAATATGATTTTGTTAAGTCAGAGACTGTAACATTTATTGCTAGTGGCTTACCATATTATATATTTGATATATTAAACACGAGATATGAAACAGATATTAGTTTTCTAAACAATAGTAAAAAAATAATTAATAAACAAGATGAATTATTTGAAATAACATTAATAAACAATTTAGATTTAGAAACAAAAAAACAAAGTAGTATAACTACACAAGTTAAATTGATAGATTATAGCCCTCTAATAAGATCTACATATAATATTGTTAAAGAACATTTTAGTAATTTGTCGTTCGAATACTTTAATAAAAATGTAAATTTTGAAGATATACGAGATATAACAAAGGACAGTCTCATCATAATACCATACAGCGAATATCTTTATACATTAAAAGAACTTAAAATATTCAATAAAGGTCAATATGTACTAGTTTTTAATCAAAAAGAAGATGAAGAAAGAAGAAAAGTAAACACAGCATTTTGTGTAGAAGATCTAGTTGAACAATGTGGATTTAGTGAAAATATATTTGCACAAAAATATGATGTATGTGGTGTAAGAATGTATGTAGCATTGGGGAAAATATGAAAAATATAGTATGCATAAAGTGGGGGCATCTGTACTCTGCAGAAGATGTAAACATGTTAGAATACATGCTGAAACAAACAGTCACATATCCTTTTCAACTCTACTGTTTAACAGATGATTGTTTTGATATCAACAGAAGCATAGAGATAATATCACTACCAAAAGATAATGATCTTGAAGGTCATTGGAATAAGATGTATCTTTTTAATAAAGATATCATGAAGCTTAATAATTTTACGTACTTTGACTTAGATGTTATTATTCAAAATAATATAGATGATATATTAGATTATGAAAAGAGATTAACTCTAATTAAAGCTTGGTGGAAAAAATCAGAGGTATGGAAAAACACTTTTAATTCAAGTGTGATGTCCATAGATACGACGAGAGATGCTTATATATGGGGAAGATTTATAGAGAATACAGATTATCATATGTGTAAAAACATAGGAGATGATGATTTTCTATTTAATAACTTTGAGTTTGATCACTATCAGCAAAGCTGGTTTTATTCAAGAGTATATGGTGAAGAAAAAACTAAAACTAGATACTATAAACCAGAAAAGAAGATATGTCTTTTGAATAGTATGAAGAAGTTTTATTCTAAAGAATACTACAAGTTGTTTGTAGAGTTGTATCCGGAATACCA